TCCTTTATTAACCTCAGCTAACGTAATTGAATCCGCAAGTAATTTATATTACACAAATGCTAGAGTTTATGTTGCTGCTCTTGACGCAGTTAATCCTAGATTAACAACGGCAAATGTTACAGAGTTAACAAATCAATACTTTACAAATGTTAGAGTATTACAAGTGGTTAATCCTTTATTAACTACAGCAAACGTAGTTGAAAATAGCGGTTACCTGTATTTTACTTCTCAAAGAGCAAGAGAATCCTTAAGTGCTGGTTCAGGAATCGCATATGATTCGACAACGGGTGTAATTTCTGCAAATACTAGTCAATATTTTGATGCTAATGCTCTTGCAGCAATAATACCGTTATTAACCACAGCAAATGTAGTTGAAACAACAAACAAATATTTTACTAATACAAGAGTTTTAGATGCCTTAGCAACTTCCAATGTATTAGTAAATAGTTTAACAATATCTGGCGATTTAGTTGTTCAAGGTAATACAGTAACTCTAAATACTGGTACGTTAAATGTAGAAGATAAGAACTTATTATTAGGTAATGGATTACCAAATGCTGCTGCCGCGGATGGCGCAGGCATAACAATTGATGGTGCAAATGCAATATTGACGTATGCGTTTTCTGGTAATAAAATTACCGTCAATAAGGCATTTGAAAGCACCGGTAATATTGTTGCATTTGGAAGTATTTCTGCAGCAAATTGGAATAACTTATATACGTCAAATGTAATTGAATCATCTGGTAATTTATATTTTACAGATGCGAGAGCAATTACTGCAGTTAATCCTAGATTGACGACTGCAAATGTAACAGAATTAACCAACCTATATTATACCAATGCTAGAGTTAATTCTTTTGTACAGCCATTCTTAACAACCGCAAATGTTATTGAAACTGCAGGTAATTTATACTTTACCAATGCGCGAGTATATTCCGCATTATCAGTTGCAAATGTAGAAATTGGTAATTTAACTGTACGAAGTATATTAACTGTTGGATCCGGAACTTCCGGCACAATATACAATGTTGGCAATATCTATGTTACAAATGCTATTGCAGATTCAGTTACATCTAATATTTGGAACAGATTATATACAGCCAATGTAATTGAAACTAGCGGTAATCTATATTTCACAACCTCAAGAGCAAGAACATCTTTAAGCTCTGGTTTAGGCATTACGTATGATTCTACGACCGGTATAATTTCCGCTAATGTACAAGCAGGATATACTGATGCGAATGTAAATGCAACAGTTCGTCCGATGTTGACAACTGCTAATGTTATAGAATCTGCAAGCAATTTATATTACACCAATGCAAGAGTATTAAACGCATTAGTTACTTCTGATTTATTAGCAAATGGTTTAACATTAGCTGGTCAATTAAGAGCAAATGGTTTAATAATTAGAAATATAAGTGTAGCAGATTCAGTACTTGCAGGTAACGTAACAGGTAGTTCCGTAACAGGTAATACAATTGTTACCGACAGTATCACAGCTAATATTTGGAACAGATTATATACAGCCAATGTAATTGAAACTAGCGGTAATTTATATTTTACTAATGCAAGAGTCGTATCGGCATTATCCGCAGGACAGTATATAGTACTTGCATCAAATGGTCAGATTTCCGCAAATATTACGAGTGTTGGCGGAACAACCATAAACAATAGTACAACAAACTTTGTTTATAGTGGTAACATAACTGCTGCAGCATACATTGAATTTAATGAAAGCCAAGTAATTTCCATAGTACCAGCTGTTCAAAGCTATAATCTGGCACGTCAGGTTGCAGATGCTAAGAACATTATGGTTATTCAAGACGGTCTTGTACAAATACCATTCTTGGATTATACAGTTTCAGGAAACGTCTTAACACTTACGGAAACAGTAGCTTCTAATTCAAATGTTGAAGTTCGTTACTTTGGACTCAAAGCAGCAGATTATATTGCTCCATCATTACTAGCTACCGTTAATACTTTTGTCGGTGATGGTAATACAAGTTATACATTATCGTTAAATCCTGTAAGCAAGAATTATTTAGCAATCAATATTGATGGTGTTATACAATTATCTGATACGTATGATGTAAGTTCTAGTACATTAACATTTACAGAAGCACCTCCATTAGGAGCAAATATTGACGTAAGAATTTGGTCAGGTATTGTTAATGCATCGTTCGCTGCAAGAACATTTGTGGGAACAGGTACAACGACTCAATTTAGTATTTCTTCAAATTTAACTGCAGAAAGCATTTTAGTATTTGAAAATGGTGTTGCCCAAGTACCTACAATAGATTATACATATTCTGGAGGTTTAGTAACATTTACCACAGCACCTGCTGCAAATGTTGTTATTCAAGTTAGAGAATTAGGTATTGCCACACCTGATGGTTCAGCTAATGTCATAAATGCTATTAGAAATAGAGATCTACAAACTAATAATTTATTCCCAACAGATGATGGTGTATATGATTTAGGTACAACTGGTGCAAGATATAGAAATGTATATTCTTCAAATACTGTAACCTCAAGTAATATAGTATCAACGGTAGGCGTTACAACAAATATTGTAACAACAAATACTATACGAACAAATGCTATAATAACTTCTTCAGTACAAGCAAATAATATAACAGCAAATACTGTAGTATCAACGACTGTACAAGCAAATACATTAATAGTTAAACCTAGTTCGGTTCCTTATTATGCAACTGATTATGGAGTTCCTGGAACTATTGCTTGGAGCAATGCTTATATATACGTTTGTACTGCGACAAATACTTGGACAAGAGCTACCTTATCTACTTGGCCAGCTCCTCCTCCACCTAATATTGGTTATTTGGTTGTTGGTGGAGGAGGTGGTGGAGGTTCTCGTCACGGTGGAGGTGGAGGTGCAGGTGGATTTAGAGCAGGCACAATATCTGGATTATCAGGTAGTATAACAGTTACTGTTGGTGCAGGTGGACCGGGAAATAGTGATACGGGAACTTCAACTGTTGGTACAAGTGGTAGTGATTCTGTTTTCTCAAATGTAACATCTTCAGGTGGAGGTGCAGGCGGAGGAAGTAGTCCAGGTGGTTTGACTGGTGGTTCAGGTGGCGGTGGTGGTAATGGATCTGTTGGCCAACCTGCTATAGCAATAACTCCATTACCTGGAGAAACTACGAGCGTACAAGGTTATGCTGGTGGAAGTGGTGCAAGTCCGTTTAATCAAGATTATTGGGGAGCTGGAGGCGGCGGCGCAGGCGGAGCAGGGCAAAATGCCACCGAAGGAAAAGCAGGGGGAGCTGGCGCTAATGCCAACATAACCGGTGCAAATGTAATTTACGCGTGCGGTGGCGGTGGAGGTGCGTTCCAAGGACTGGGTGCCGGCGGTGCCGGTGGCGATGGTGGATCCAACAACATAAACGGCGGTAGAGGTACAGGTAGCAATGCAGGTAGTAACGGTGCAACAAATACTGGAACTGGAGGTGGCGGTGGCGGTGGAGCTACGGTAGGACTTAATGGTGGTTCAGGTGTTGTTATTCTTTCCTACCCTGCAGAATATTCAGATTTAGCTTCAGTTTCGGCAGGATTAGTATGTAACGGATCTGCAGGCAATGCTGTAGCTAATACGACTTTACGCGCCGGTTATAAGATATATCAATTTACTTCCGGTACAGGAACAATTTCTTGGGGTCAATGATGGCATATTACGCATTTTTGGATGAAAACAATATTGTAACAGAAGTTATTACTGGTCTTGATGAGGGAACCAATGGCATTAATTGGGAAACTCATTACGGTCTTATTCGTAATCAATTCTGTAAAAGAACAAGTTATAACACAATAGGAGGTCAGCACACAAATGGCGGAAATCCTTTTAGAAAAAATTATGCAGGAATAGGGTATACATATGATTCTTCTAGAGACGCATTTATTCCACCTAAACCGTATGCCAGTTGGACGTTAAACGAGAATACTTGTTTGTGGGATTCGCCGACTCCCGTCCCAACGGATGATAAAAATTATAAATGGGATGAACCAACTCTATCTTGGATAGAGGTATAAGAGGAAAAAATGGCGCGCCGAATAGATAAAACACAAGTTAGAGATACTGCAAATGTATTAAATATAAATGCAGGGCCCTTTGTCACTTTGGCTGCAAATGGTCAGATAGGAGTAACGATTTCTGCAGGCTCAGGAATTGTTGTTGCTGCAAATGGTCAGATTGGAACTGCTGCAGCTGCAAGTACAGGAGTATCTGAAACCGTTAACCCATTACTGCTATCATTATTATAAGGAATTAGAATGCCAGCACTTTATAAAGTTTTAGGGCAGGCGATGCCCATTGCAAATACTTTTACAGATTTATATACTGTTCCTGCGGGAGCAAACGCAATTGTATCTACAATTAATTTATGTAATACTACTGCAAGTAATGTTTCTTTTAGATTAGCAGTTAGGCCAGCAGGGGCAACATTACTTGCTAGGCATTATCTTGCATTCGAAGCACCCATCACAGGACAGGATGCTATAGCATTATCTTTAGGTATTACATTAGGACAAACTGATGTACTAACAGGCTTTTCTATTCAAGGCAATGTGGCAATGAATGTATTTGGGACGGAGTTGACATAAATGAGTATCAAAATTACAGGATCTGGTGTAAATATAAATTTGACCGGAGGATTTTCCAGTAAAAATATTAATCAAAAAAGAATTCCTCCTATTACACAAGGTGTATCTGGAGTAGAACTACTATTAGTTGGCGGCGGTGGCGGAGCCGGATGCAGACATGCAGGCGGAGCTGCTGGCGGAGGAATGTTGGCAGGACCTGCAGTAACAATGACTCTCGCTACAGGAATACCTTATACTCTTACAATCGGTGCAGGCGGAGCTAAAAGTAATCAAAATGGTCCAATGGGTACCAATGGTGGCAATACTAGTATTGCTGGTTTTTTTACAGCATCAGGCGGCGGACTAGGCGGGCAATTCCAAGATTCTCTCACAAATGGACTATATGGTACACCGGCAAATAATTCATCTTTGAATGGATATCCTGGAGGTTCAGGTGGCGGTTCCGGAGGACATAACTCATCTAGAGATGCAGGTATCGGAAATGGTGCAGGTAGCCCATTAGGAACAGGTTTTCCGGGTGGGACAGGGTCAGGTGGCCCAGATTGGGCAGGCGGTGGAGGCGGAGGAGCAGGCGGAACAGGGCAAAATAATCCAAGTAATCCTACCGGTGGGAATGGAGGATTGGCAGCACCAAATAACATCACTGGTTCATGGGTTTGGTATGCAGGTGGTGGAGGTGGTGGCGGCAATCCTGGAGGATTAGGCGGAGGTACCAGTATTTCTGCACAAAAGGGCGGAGCCACAGACGGCGTCGGATCTGGCGGGTCGCCAGGAATCGCTAATACTGGAGGAGGCGCTGGAGGTGCTAGAGATACTGGCGGCAATAACGGTAATAATGGCGGTTCAGGTATACTTATAATGGCATATCCCACTGCATTTTCAAATTTAACTGTTAGTGGAGGGTTATCCTTTACAGTAGATTTCGCAGGTAGAGCAAACTATAAAGTTTATAGTTTTACTGCCGGCACAGGCACAATTACTTATCCGGGATAATTATGGCACATTACGCATTTTTAAATGAGAATAATATCGTAACAGAGGTAATCCCCGGAAAAGACGAGGGGGAAGATGGTATTGATTGGGAAGTTTGGTACGGAGAATTTCGAGGCCAAACTTGCAAAAGAACTAGTTACAATACGTCTGCAGGAATACACGAAAAAAATGGAACTCCTTTTAGAAAAAATTATGCAGGAGTAGGTTTTACATATGATGCACAACGAGATGCATTCATTCCTCCGAAACCTTTTCCTAGCTGGGTATTGAATGAAGAAACTTGTCTATATGATTCTCCAACTCCATATCCAAAAGACGAAAACAGAAATGTTTACGTTTGGAATGAAGAAACAGTAGCTTGGGAACGTTTGCGATACCCCGAATAGGTAAATAAAAATGGCAAAATTTAAAGTATCAGAATTAACAGAAGTAACTACAGCGCAGGCAACAGATTTACTTTATATAGTACAATCTAATACCAGTAAAAGAATATCTGTAGGCAATTTATTATCTACCTATGTAACAAGTGGTAATAGTAATATAAGAATTTCTTCACCTGGCGGCAACGTCGCAGTATCTGCTGGAGGAACTACTTGGAGATTTAATCCTAACGGTACCTTTACTTTACCTATTTTATCTTCTGCTCCTGCAAATGTTACTGCGGGCAGTATAGCAATTGCAGATGGTTCCGGTTGGAACCCTGCAAATACCGGCGCACAAACTATCGTGTGCTATATTAATAGTGCATGGACTAAATTGAACTAACATGAGCGTCGAACAAGAATATGTTGTAGTCTTAAAAGCTGATGCGAATTACGAAGAGTTTTGGCATGAAGTTGAAACTGAAACTTCTGGTTTAGAATATATTCCAAATAGAGCAGTTACAATTGTTAATGAGCGTATAGCTTTTGAAAGAAACTGCCATTATTCTCTTACAGACGAGGAAGCAAATTTACTTAAACAAGATCCTCGTGTAGAATGCATAAGTGTTCCCCCAGAAAAAACAAAATTTAAAATTGGTAATTACGCTCAAAGACGAGGGTTCTATGTTAAACCTCAATCTGGTAGTGCAGGGGAACTGTGTAATTGGGGATTAATGCGTTCTGGCTATGTATTGGATACGTTTTTTACTGCAACTGTTAATGATCCTGGATATGGAAACATCTATAAGGTAAATACTACAAATTCAAATAAAGCAAGAGCAAACGTAGTTAATTATATTTTAGATGGCACAGGTGTTGATGTAATTGTTACTGACAGCGGCATAGAATGGAATCACCCAGAATTTAGAAATGATAAGGGGGAATCCAGAGTACAACGAATAGATTGGTTTACAACTACCGGATTATCTGGTACGCAAAATGCAAATCATTATAGAGATTTTGATGGACACGGTACGCATGTAGCATCAATTGCTGCCGGTAGAAATTACGGCTGGGCAAGAAATGCAAATATCTATTCTATAAAAATTAATGGATTAGAAGGATCAGGGGATAGTAGCACCGGCATATCAATTACAAATACTTTTGATTTAATTAAATTATTTCACAGACAAAAACCAATTGATCCTGTAACAGGTGTAAAACGCCCAACGGTGGTAAATATGAGTTGGGGGTTCAATAATAGTTTTCAAAGTTTAGCAAATGTTTTTTATAGAGGAACTGTTAGAACAGGTTCTTCTGTTACAGGAAACGCAGTTTTTAGATGGATGAACTATGGATTGACATCTTTAAATGATGGATCAAGTTATTATGGCAATGGATGGCTAGATTTTGTAGATACGTGGGTAGATGATTTAGTTAAAGAAGGGGTTCATGTAGTTATAGCAGCAGGTAATTGGTATATGAAAAATTCCAGTTCAACTGACCCAGATTGGAATAACTATTATTATGAAACCTCACCTACATTTGGGCCAGTATATTATCATAAAGGAAAAAGTCCTCAAAGCGCAAATGCAGTAATAGTTGGTGCTGTTGCAGTTGATCTTACCTTTCCAAACTACGAGCAAAAAGATACCTATAGTAATGGTGGCACAGGTGTAGACATGTATGCTCCAGGTTCGGGCATTGTTGCAGCATGTAGTAATACGAATGTTCAGGGTGGAGTTACTTATAATTTTGATCCAAGTTTTAAACAAGTAAATCTTGGTGGTACTAGTATGGCATCTCCCCAAGTTGCAGGGGTTCTTGCATTATATTTGCAAATGAATCCGGGTGCCAAACCTGCAGAAACTAAAAAATGGTTATTACAAAATGCTTCAAATACGACCCTTTACGATGTTGCTGCAAGCTCTAATAAATACTTCACAACGAATGCTTTATGGGGAGGCAATAAGAAATATTTGTATAATCCTTTAGCAATTTCACAAGATGGCGCAATAACAAATTTAACACTTGAAAATTGTGTTCTAACTTTAAAATAAAAATAATATGCAATTTGAATTGACTGAAGAAAATTTTATTATGTTCGCGGTAAAAAATTACGATAACCCAGGTTGTCATGGGATGGATGAATTTTATGATGATTTAAAAAGATTTAAGTATATTAAACGTCTATTGCGAAAACATAATGTAGGTAAAGATCTAAAAGAAAGATTAATACTTAATCATATAATTGTACTAGGAAATTTATTTGGGGTAGAAGCAACAACTAAAATGTTGTTCTTTAAATTAGAAAAAAAGTTTTGGTCTCAGATAAAAACTTTCCTAGTATTTTTAAATTTTATGCCATTGAAAGTTATAGTATCAGCAGGTGTTATTATCTTAGATGCAGATATACCGTTAGACGAAGATATTTTAGAAACTTTAAAGAAGATATAAAATGGGAAGATTTGTAGATTCAATTATTACTTTTAGAATTTTACATCTATTAGTAACTCCCTTTAATCAGACAGAGGCATTTCGCCGCGGCATTATAGATGCTAAAGGGAAAGAATTAAAACGAATGAGAGATCTACATTCTGTTGAAGATAGAGATGCATATACTCTACTCCATAGATTGGTTTATAGATTAAAAAAGATTATAGAAAAAGTACCTGTAGAAAACAAAAAGTTTCTTTCCATTGCTGCAGCATATTCTCTTATTAAAGAGCATTATGAATTTGGCAAAGAACCAATTAATCTTGAAGAACAATTTCTCAATAAATTAAATGAGGATTTGGACGATGAGATTGCAGAGGTAGAAAAACTATTAAACGAGAAAAAAATGTTCACATTTAAACAATTTAATGAGGACATGGGAGCTGCTCCTGCTAATAACGCTGCAGCCAGCCCAGGGGTGGAAGGTTTAGATAAGAATGTTCCTGTAAGCAAAAAGGCACAAAAGAAATATACTGCAGGTAATACTACCGGTATCATTCAGCCTATGTTCAAAAGAGGCGGAGTAAAATAAAATGCCCGATTCGAAACCTAATAATATTCGTAGTCTAGATACAGATATTCGTGTTTCAGTTTTAGAAACACAAATAACATCTTTGGCTAATGATCTTGAAAAAATCGAAAAGAAGATGGACGATAACTATACTGTACTACACAAAAGAATAAACGATCTGGATAGTACATTTGAAGCCAAAAATGAAAAGATCATAGAAAAAATTGATGCTCATAGCGTAATTAGCACTCAACATAATTTAGAATTGTTGTCCAAAATTAATATGATTGAAAAATGGCGATGGATGATTATGGGCGGTGCTTTGGTTGTAGGTTACGTGTTGGCTCATATTAAAATGGAAAATTTGTTCTAAACACTTGACATCTTATTGTTTTTAATATATAATTTAGGCTTCCTATAGGAGTCTAAATGTCCTTATTTGTTGATCTAAAGTATCTAAGGCTGATTAGTAGTCAGCTTCCGTTGTTCAAACAAAAGAATAATAACCTGTATAATTGCAGGTGTATAATCTGCGGAGATTCTTCCACAAAGAAAAATAAGGCAAGAGGTTATTTTTATGCAGTTAAAAATGATCTGTTCTACAAATGTCATAACTGTAATGCATCGATGCACTTTGGTTCATTCCTAAAACAATTTAATGGATTGCAGTATAGTCAATATACACTTGAAAGATATAACGAAGGACTTCCTAGTAATAAACCTCATCAAAAGATTGAAGATAAATTTAAGATGGAAGAACCCGTCTTTCAGAAAAAAGAAGAAAGATTACTAGATAAATTATTAGATAGACTTGATACGTTACCCGAAGATAACGAAGCAGTTAAATTTTGCATCAAAAGAAATATACCATTAGAAAAGTTTCATAATTTATACTATATTAAGAACGTCAAAGATATTGTTCAACTGAATGAGAAATATAAAGAAACTATAAAAACAGATGAACCTAGATTAGTGTTGCCCTTTTACAACACCAATGATGAATTGATTGCAGTAACTTGTAGAGCACTTCGTAATGAGAGTTTAAGATATGTTACTGTTAAGATCAAAGAAGATGAATTACTTGCCTTTGGTCTTGATAAATTAGATAAAGAAAAACCTATTTTCGTTGTTGAAGGTCCTATTGATAGTTTATTTTTATCTAATTGTATTGCGGTGGCAGGTACTGCCTTCACTAAATTAGATACATTGAATTTGCCTAAAGATAAAGTTGTTGCTATTTTAGATAATCAACCTCGTAACAAAGATGTTTGTAAAATTTTAAATAAGATGATTGATAGTCAATATAAGGTTGTTATCTGGCCTCAGTCGTTAGAACAAAAAGATATTAATGAAATGGTGTTAGCAGGAAAAAATCCTGCAGATATTATTAAGAAGCATACGTTTCAGGGATTGGAAGCAAAGATTAAATTTACAGAATGGAAAAGATGTTAAATGAAGATTTATAAATCAAATTATCGTAACCATTGGGTTTCTCCATATACTATTTTGGAGAAAATTTTCTTTTGGCGCAAGATTGATTATGATGAACCAATTATTGAGAAATGGTCTAATCGTTTAAATCCTTTTTGTGTAGCATGGATGGATTTTTTAGATTTTGTGCATCCTAGAATAGATTATGTGAAGATTGATTATTATGATACATGGTCAATGGATTCTACATTGGCAAATATTATTCTACCAATGTTGAAACAACTAAAAGCAACAAAACATGGTTCACCATTTACTGATGCTGAAGATGTACCAGAACATTTGCGTTGCACAAATACTGAAAATTGGGATTCCCAAACTGTTTTTGATTTTTATCATGAATATAAAATTCAAGAAGGTGAACGAGATATTCATGCCAGATGGGACTGGATAATAAATGAAATGATTTATGCTTTCGAAATGAAAGTAAAAGATAATGATTGGGCAGCGACTAAAGAAGAATGCGAACGAGTGCAGAATGGACTCCGTTTATTCGGTAAATACTACGAAGGATTGTGGGACTAAAATGACAGAACAAGAAAAGAAAGCTTTTGACGATTGGTGGAAAAAATTTTTCAGAGAACATATGAATCACACCGGATGGTCAACAATGCAATTGGAAAGTGTGTCTAAACAAGCTTGGGAAAAAGCTCTAGAATATAGAGACCAAGAAGCACTAAAGATTGAAAGATGGAATGGAGTAATTAAATGAAAGTAAAGTTAATAAGTTATTCTAAAGCAGCGAATGAATTAGAAGGTCTTGAGAATATTCAGGACCTAATTGCTTTTTGTGCAAGGGTAAGTAATCCTAGCAATCAATTTAATAGTGAAACAAGCGAAAAACTTATTAAATATCTAATTAATAATAAGCATTGGTCACCGTTAGAGATGGTGCACGCATGTATTGAAATAGAAACAACACGAGATATTGCTAGACAAATTTTACGCCATAGAAGTTTTTCATTTCAAGAGTTTAGCCAGCGGTATGCTGATCCAACAGAGCATTTAGATTTTGTTATACGATCCGCCAGATGGCAGGATACTAAGAATAGACAAAATAGTATTGAACTAGATTATACAGACCCAGATCAAAGAGAAACAGCTAAGATTTGGAAAGAAATGCAACAAAAGGTTCTTAAAGTTGCGGGTGAAGCGTATACTTGGGCAGTTACTAACGGTATTGCAAAAGAACAAGCTAGATCAGTGTTGCCCGAGGGTCTTACAGTAAGTCGACTCTATATGTCCGGAACTTTAAGAAGTTGGATCCATTATATTGAACTTCGTTCCGAAAACGGCACTCAGCAAGAGCATTCTGAGATCGCCAAAGCCTGCGCTAAAGTTATTTCTGAGATTTTCCCATTGTGCAAAGAATTGTCTTAATAAATAAACAGGACAATTAACAGCACACTAAAATGACTACAAAAGTATCCGCCGGCAATTTTTCCACCAGTATGTACGATTATGTGGCCTCTTTAAAAGCGGGCGGCCCTCGAATTGATACTATTGCTATAACTGATGCTGCATATACTGTAACTGGTTCAAATATATTATCCGTAAATACTGGCGGTTATGTAAAAATTACTGGTTCAAATTTCCTAAGTAATACACAAGTTCTGGTTAGGCGCGGAGCAATGATTCCTGCTCTAACTATCACATATATAAGTAGTAGCGAATTGCGAGCAAGAGTTCCTGCATCAAATGTAGGAGTTAATATAGTTTATGTGGTTAACTATGATGGTAAATTCGCAGCCAACACAATAGGTTACGTATGACAACAAAACTATCAATAAACAATTTAACTGCAGAGACCCTAGCATGGATATCTGGCCCAAGAATTTCTTCTGTACAAATTACAGATGGTAATTATAATGTATTAGATGATACTGCAGCGAATGTGGGTGGCGGATATATACTTATTAATGGTAACGATTTTGACCCAAATCCTCAAGTATTAATTGATAATATTTCGGCAACAACTGTAACAAGAGTTTCTAATAGTTTAATACGAGCACAAATTCCGCCGGCGGGATCTGCATCTTATAATGTTCTTGTAATTAATTCAGACGGTTCAACCGCAATTTTAGTTAATGGTTTGACATATTCTGCATTTCCTGCATGGATAACAGGTTCAAGTTTATCCTCAAAAGAAGCAATTGCCCCAATCAATATACAACTAAGTGCGAACGAAGCACAAAATTCTGCAATTATATATTCTTTAGCTGCAGCAAATACTTTACCCACAGGAACAATATTATACTCGAATGGATATATTCAGGGCAGGGTTACTGCAAATGCTAATGCTACATATAATTTTACTGTAGTTGCAACTGATACACAAAATCAAGATGTATCAAGAGCCTTTTCATTACCTATAACTTTAAATACGCCTCCAGCTTGGTTAGGTCAACCTAGTATTTTACCTGTCTCACAACCAATAGACTTATACAGTAACACAATTGTGGCAGTTGATCCAGCAATTGCATCTTACATAGTTACCTCAGGATCATTGCCACCGGGATTAACATTAGATATAGGTACCGGGGTAATATCTGGTAGAACTTCTGTAGGTAATCGCGGAACTCCGTATAGTTTTGTTGTTACTGCTACAGATACTGCTGGATTCTCCTCAACTAGAACTTTTAGCATAACTGTTGGTTCTATCGGATTTAATTTAATTCAGTTTTTATTAAAATCAAATGCTGATGCTGTTACTTCAAATAATCATACTTTTGTGGATTCTTCAAGTAATCGTCAGATTACAAGAGTAAGTACTGCAAGTCAAGGGTCTGTTAGTCCCTTTTCTCTAACAGGGTGGAGTATTAATTTTCCGGGATATGAGAATTATATAACTACAGACAGTGGAAATGTTAAATACAATCCTGGTGCCACTGGGCCATGGACTCTTGAAACATATGTATATCCTTTAGAACAAGGTGCATTTTATGGAGTCGGTGGTGGAGGCGCATTTGGCAATAGTTTATCATTAAGTTGGATTAAATCTAGCCAAAAATTTCAATTTCAACAAGGTGATGGGGGTTCTACTCCGGTGAATATACTTGCCGCTAATACTAGTCCACGTTGCTCTTGGTATCATGTTGCAATATGTAAAGATTCAAATAACTTTATACGAATGTTTGTCGATGGAACAATGGTAGGTTATAAATCGTATTCAGCTTCAATAAGTTCAGGCAATAGGCCAGTTATTAACGGATTGAATGATAATAATGGATTAGGTAAAGGTGGAGCTAACTGTTATGTTTCAAATTTAAGATGGGTTAAGGGTGGCGCACTATACGATAGTAATACTAGTTTTACTCCCCCAACTGGACCTTTATCTCCTTCAGTTCCTGTAGGTAATTGCCATTTATTGGTTGGTGGTACTAATAATTTCACTGATCTTAGCGGATCTTCAAATTTAAGAATAGGTTTAGGAACTCCTAGTATTAAGTCATTTTCTCCTTTTGATCCTCAAAGCATATATATTCCTGGGGTGCAAGGAGGTAGCGGATATTTTAGTGGGTCAGGATCATATTTAACAACAACATTACCTGGTTTTAAGACCGTATTTACGGTTGAATGTTGGGTATATCCAACACTATACATAGATAAATATATCCTAGGGGGAACAGGAATTCCGGGACTTGGATTTCCAGCTGGAAAGTTTGGATTAGCAAGACCAGGAACCTGGTCAGTTCAAAGTATACAACCTGATCAAATGCAGTTGAATACATGGAATCACGTTGCATGGGTTAGACAAGGTAACGCTGCTACTGATGTAAAAATATTCCTAAATGGAAATATTGTAGCCACAGGCCAAGAAACGTATATATACGCGGGAGGAAACGCAAGTATAGCAGCAGGGGATACTGCAGGATCTGCTGCATTTGGTGGATATATTGCTGGTTTACATATAGTCAATGGTGAGGCTTTGTATACTGCAAATACTTCACCTCCAACAAGCTTACCTACTGCTACACCAAATACAATTTTACTAATGAACTTTACTAATGCTAGCATTTACGATGCTACAAGTAAAAATAATATATTAACTTTTGGTAACGTATTAGTGGACACAAATTCACCTAAGTATAGTGATTCGTCACTAACTTTTGATGGTACAGGAGATTATTTAAGAATACCTAATTATTCCGGACCTGATCCATATGATAACCAATCTAAATTTACTATTGAAGGTTGGATATATCCTACACAATATCAAACCGTAGGAAATCCTACTCTTTTTATGGACGCCCAGCCAACCGCAGGGACTTTCTACTTTGGTGTAGGATTAAATGGCGGAACTCCTGGAGTAGGCAATTGCGGCAAACCTTGTATTACTTGGTATGATGGTTCTAGTACGCAAAATGCAGTTGGTTCAAATGTGGTTGCATTAAATACTTGGACACACGTCGCATACGTAGCTAATGCAGGTGTTCTATCAATGTTTGTAAATGGTGTTTCGCAAACAGTAACAGGAACAACTACCTTAACAAATGTAAGTGGAACTACCGGTTTTTCAGTTATAGGTCAATGGAATAACGGTGGTAATGCTTATGGGTATTTTGGTAAGTTAGAAGATTTTCGTATAACAGAATCAGTTCTTTACACTAGCGATTTTATCCCGCCGATACAATCATTACCTGCAGCCTAATATATAATTGACTCTTAAGACAAAAGGTGTTAGAATATGTGGATACTTAAATTTTTACCTGATTCATTACTAATATTTTTAACCCATGCTATTACGGTATTGGGTATTTTGGCATTGGTTGCAGGATTCTTTTTAGCATTTATACCTTTGATTAAAAACTATGGTAGAATGTTAAAGATTGGCGGTACTGTATTATTACTAATTGGAATTTATTTTGAGGGTGGTTTGGCTGCAGAAATGGAATGGCGCAAGCGTGTAGCTGAGATGGAAGAAAAGGTTAAAGTAATTGAAAAGAAAGTAGTTATAACAAATACTAAGATACAAACTAAAGTAGTTGAAAAGATTAAAGTTATAAAAGAAAAAGGGCAGATACAAAAACAATATATAGAAAAAGAAATAGTAAAATATAATGATAAATGTGTTATACCAAAAGAATTTATTCAAGTGGTAAATGAAGCAGCTGCAAGCCCAAGCGGAGGCAAAGATGAATAAATTACTATTATCTATCGCTATATTTCTTACGGGGTGCTCAACCACCGTGCCTGTTGTTATGAAATTCCCAGACGCACCACCTATTCTAAAAGAGAAGTGCGAGGAATTGATCAAATTAAATGATGATGCAAAACTTAGCGATGTTGCTACAGTTGTAGTACAAAATTATACGTTACATCATGAATGTTCTACGAAAGTAGATGGTTGGATTGAATGGCATAAGAAGCAGAAAGAGCTGTTTGAATCTTTAAAGTAATACAATAACAATTCGGAGTATATAAATGGCAGAAAGTGTCGTACATGGAATAACTGTAGATTATTCTAAGGATTCCCTTTTCGATGAATTAGGGATTAAGAGATTAAAAGAATCATATATGAAAGAAGAAGAAAACTCTCCTCAGGAAAGGTTTGCCTATGTTTCAAAGACATTTAGTAGCAGCAAAGAGCATGCTCAAAGGTTGTATAATTACAGTAGCCGCCATTGGTTATCTTATTCTACTCCTATTCTCAGTTTTGGTCGTAGCAAGCGCGGGCTTCCTATTAGCTGTTTTTTGCCTTATCTGGATGATTCCGCGGAAGGTCTGGTTAATACGTTGGCAGAAGTCAACTGGCTCTCGATGCTAGGTGGAGGAGTAGGTATTGGACTTGGTATTCGTTCTGCAGATGATAAATCTGTTGGTATTATGCCTCATCTTCGCACTTATGACGCCTCAAGTCTTGCGTACCGTCAAGGGCGAACTCGCCGTGGCTCTTATGCTGCTTATTTGGATATTTCCCATCCTGACATACTTATATTTCTTGAAATGAGAAAACCAACAGGTGATCCTAATATGCGGACACTTAATTTGCATCATGGTATTAATATTACTGATAGCTTCATGCATATACTTGAAAAATGTATGAAGGATAAAGATGCAAATGATGATTGGGAATTAAAAGATCCTCATAGTAAAGAAGTAAGAGAAGTTGTATCAGCTAGAGAATTATGGCAGCGCATACTTGAAATGAGAATGATGACAGGTGAACCATATCTACATTTTATTGATACAAGTAATCGTATGATGCCGGAGTTTCAAAAGAAACTTGGTCTAAGTATTAAACAATCAAATTTATGTTCTGAAATTATTTTGCCAACAGATAAAGAGCGTACTGCGGTATGTTGTTTATCCTCTGTTAATTTGGAGTACTATGATGAATGGAAAGACGACCCACAGTTTTTATACGATATTGCGGATATGCTTGACTGCGTTCTTACCTATTTCATTACTAATGCTCCTAGCAGCATTGAAAGAGCAAAATACTCCGCTATGCGTGAGCGCAGCATTGGTATCGGCGCTCTTGGTTTTCATGCTCTTCTACAAGGGAAAGGGATAGCATTCGAATCAGCGTTAGCAAAATCTTTGAATATGAAAATGTTTAAATCCATTAAAGGAAAACTTGATGAAGCAAATTTATTATTGGGTAAAGAACGAGGCGAAGCACCTGATGCCGTTGGGACTGGTCGTAGGTTCAGCCATCTTATGGCCATTGCTCCTAATGCAAGCTCTAGTATCATCATGGGCAATACCTCTCCTAGTATTGAGCCTTACCGTGCCAATGCTTACCGCCAAGACACTCTATCGGGCTCTAGTTTAAATAAAAATAAGTTTTTAAATAAAGTCATTGAAGAACATTTGAATCCTGATCCCGATGGTACAATTTCTACAGATCAGTATAATGAAATTTGGTCATCGATTATTGCAAACGATGGTTCGGTTCAGCATCTAACATGGATGGATGACTACACTAAATCAGTATTCAAAACTTCTATGGAAATAGATCAACGCTGGGTTATTGAACATGCTGCAGATAGACAACAGTATATAGATCAAGCACAATCAGTTAATCTATTCTTTAGACCAGATGCAGACGTTAGATATTTACATGCTGTACATTTTATGGCATGGAAGCTTGGATTGAAAACACTTTATTATTGCCGCTCTGAAAAGATAGGCAAAGCAGATAAAGTTGCAAGAAAAATTGAAAGAGATGTAATTAAAGAATTAGATATGAAAGCTTTACTTGAGGGAGACACGTGTTTAGCATGTGAAGGCTAATATGAAAAGTAGGGTAGCAATATTCCTGCACCACCCTAAATGCTCGGTACAATCTGCGAACGGTATAATAAAGGCTCTAACACCTAATTATACCTTTAAAATATTTACCAGACATGAGTTAGAAGATAGCTTTTTTGATGATATTGATCTAGTTGTATTTCCTGGAGGCATAGGTGATTCGGATTCATATGAGTATTTGTTAAAGGAAAACGTAGAATCAGTTAGAAAATTTGTTAAACGAGGTGGTAAATATCTTGGTATATGTATGGGTGCGTATTGGGCAGGTCATCACTATTTTAATTTGCTAGATGGCATAAAAGATGTACAATATATAAAGAGACCTAAGACTGATATTAGACGATCATATTCTACTGCTGCAAAAATAAATTGGGCAGGTAAAGAAGAAAGAATGTTTTTTTATGATGGTCCTACATTCCTCGGAGACAAAAATAAATTTAAAACTATAGCAACTTATGCTAACGGCGATCCAATGGCTATTATTCAAAAAAACGTAGGATTAATAGGATGTCATTTGGAAAGCGAACATTATTGGTATGAACAAAAGTATTTAGAAAAATATTGGCATAAGAATACTCATCATACCTTATTACTAAATTTTGTAGATAGACTGATGGAGAAATGATATGATAGCAGAAATACCTTACATGCTCGTTTGGGGTTTCTTCTCAGCAATGGGATGGATGACCGCAAGTTGGACAGTAGATAAAGTTTATCCTGAAAAAGAGAAAGTAATGATTTGTAGAAAACAGGAATCGGGTGAACAGGAATTGATTTGTACAGAAGAAAAGAAAGATGATAGGAAATAATCAATGGCACACTTAGTTGCAAACATACCACCTGTCCACTGCTATATCCGAAAAGAGTTTCTTTATGACTTTGAAAAAGGTCATGGAGAATATGAACCATGTATATGGATTTCAATTAAAAGTATTCGTGGACAAGCATTTAGAATAGAATCTTATTTACCGAACTATGGCGCTGCTTATGACAAACTACCTCTTCATGCGTTTGTGTCACGCACAACGAATCTTGAACCTGAGAAGTTTTTACCTTTAGATACATTGCAAATTTGGGATTGCTTTAGTTACGATTTTTCTGTAATTCAAAAATCATTCTTAAGAAATTTATCTGCCAAGTTTTATGCCAAAGACAAACAATTTTATCAAGGTAATTATTTGTTTACAGTAGACCATTCTGCTCCTGACTTAAATATTATAGACACAAGTTATGCAGAGTGGCCAGAGGATCACAAAAGTTTTAATTTTATAGAATTAGATAATGGTCAGTATGCAGCACAACCAAACAATAGGTGTTTGTTTTTAGACGCAGCAAGTAATCCAAAAGAATTAAAGTTTCCTGATTTTAAAGTTTGCACCAAGAAATATGTCGTTGAGCAAAATCCAAAATGGGCATTGGGGGATACCGATACGGTAATGTACGAAAAAGAACAAGAAATAACTAAGGAAAGTAATGACAAAAACAAAAAGTAAATTAACAGACGAAAGAAGTTCATTCAAACCATTTAATTATCCCTGGGCATACGACGCATGGCTAAAACACGAGCAATCGCATTGGCTCCATACGGAGGTACCTATGTTGGAGGACGTCAAGGATTGGAAGAAAAAGTTAACCGAGTCAGAGAAACAGTTCTTGACGAACATCTTTCGATTCTTTACACAGGGAGACGTGGACGTAGCTGGAGGTTATGTCAAGAATTACCTTCCATACTTCCCACAACCAGAAGTGAGGATGATGCTTGCAGGGTTTGCAGCGAGAGAGGCTCTACATATTGCTGCCTATTCTCACCTTATCGAAACACTTGGTATGCCTGAGTCTACATATAGTGAATTTTCAGAATACACAGAAATGAAGGATAAGCATGATTATGTTCTTAGTATTAGCTCACAGAATGGCGATAGGGCTTCTACTGCTACTCACATTGCAGTATTTAGCGCTTTCACCGAAGGAATGCAACTATTCAGTTCCTTTATCATGCTACTTAACTTCGCACGCCATGGCAAAATGAAAGGCATGGGGCAAATTATTACTTGGTCTATTGTGGATGAAACACAACATGCTGAGTCAATGATTAAATTGTTCCGTACCTATATCGAAGAAAACAAGGAGATATGGAACGATGAGCTTAAAGGGAAGATATACACGATTGCGGAGAAGATGGTTGATCTGGAAGATAAGTTTATTGAGCTTGCTTTCAAATCTGGCGCTATTCAAGGCTTAACGGTAGAAGATGTTAAAGAATATATTCGCTACATTACTGATAGAAGACTAATTAGTCTTGGTCTTAAAGGTATCTTTAAGCGCAAAAAGAATCCTTTACCTTGGGTTGAGGAAATGATAAACGCACCTACACATACTAACTTCTTTGAGAATAGAGCAACAGATTATGCTAAAGGTGCATTAAGTGGAAACTGGAATGAGGTGTGGGGCAAAGCCGCATAAATTTATGGATATGGTTAAAATTGCAGGAATAACTTACAACATTGAATTAAAATCAAAAGAAGAAATGAATGGATTGGTTGGATCAGCAGATTTCAATCGTCAACTAATTTCTATTAATAAAGAACATACTGAGCAAACACAAAGAATTGCAGTATATCATGAAATACTTCATTTATTAAGTGATGCGTATGGATTAAAATTAACTGAAGAGCAAGTGAAAATAGGCACACATGCGTTAATCGCATTTGTTGAGGAAAATAAAGATATATTGACAATATAATATGGAAATAGAAAAATTGAAAAAACAAGTAAACTTCGTACAAATACGAAGAGATATTTGTAACTCTTGCGAGCATTTAAAAACCTTTGTCGGAATAGAATCCTGTGATGCATGTGGTTGTTCTATATGGGCAAAGACTAGAATTAAATCTTCTAGCTGTCCTAAAGGAAAATGGAATGCCGAGAAAGATTGATTATGCCCATTTACAGGTAGCCGAAACATATAGTCAGCTATCCCATGCAATACGATTGAAGGTTGGTGCAATTATAACTAAAGAAGATAGAGTAATATCTATTGGTTATAATGGTACACCTGCAGGTTGGGATAATAGTTGCGAGGATCACACTTATATTGATGATATGCATGTAGAGCTAAAAACTAAACCAGAAGTTATACATGCTGAAGCAAATGCTATTGCCAAGCTTGCAAAATCTTCTGAGGCAGGAAAAGATGCAGATATGTACATAACACACGCACCTTGCTTGGATTGTGCTAAGCTTATATATACTGCGGGTATCAAAAAAGTTTTTTATCGTCATGCCTATAGAAGTAACGCAGGTATAGAATTTTTAGATAAATGTAAAATTGAAGTGGAGCAACTATGAAAAACCAAACAGTAGGATTTACTTGTTCGACATTCGATTTATTTCATGCAGGTCACGTTGTTATGCTTGAAGAAGCTAAAAGACAATGTGATTATTTGATTGTAGGCATTCAATTAGATCCTACATTAGATCGAGAAACAAAAAACAAACCAGTACAATCTATTATTGAAAGGCAAATACAAGTTAAAGCCTGCAGATATGTAGATGAAGTAGTCATATATAGTACAGAGAAGGAATTAGAAGATATTCTAATGACTTTGCCAATTGATACACGTATTCTCGGTGAAGAATATATGGACAAAGAATTTACCGGCAAAGATATATGCCTTAAGCGAGGAATTCGATTCCATTACAATAAAAGAGATCATTACTTTAGCTCGACAGATTTACGAAAACGAGTGTTTGAAGCTGAAGTAAAAAAGAGAGGAATAACATGGCCAGAAAACACTACGAATGTTTCGAATGTGACGCCGTCTTCAAAATAAGTCACGAACTAGACGAAAACTACTACAAAGTAACACATTGTCCTTTTTGCGGTACTGCAATGGATGAGGAAGAAGAAGATAGGTATGTAGATAATAGCGAAGATGAAGACGTGTCCTAAATGCGGAACAGAGCACAAAAAACCTGGCACATTTTGTAGCCGGGTTTGTGCCAATTCTAGACAATGGACAACGGCACAAAAAAAAGTATTCTCGCAGAAACAAAAAGAATACATGGCCAAGGATGAATCTGAGGGTCATAGATATAAAAAGTCTATACAAGTAACAATGCAGCATAAGACTGGAGTTATGGGTAAGGGTTTAGCAACAGAACGTATTGAAGATGTTATGACTGACCCTGATGATTACTTTTTAGTACCACCTAGCAACGATACAGACCATATAGTAGAAGATGGAGATTACTGGGAGGTGGTTGACAGCCATAATAAATACTAATTTAGAATCGGTATTTATTATGTGGATATATAAGAATGAACCTTTAGAAGAGGTTCCTGAAAATGCGTATGGATATGTGTATTTAATTACCAATAATCTAACAGGCAGAAAATATATAGGTAAAAAACTATTTTGGTTTAAGAAAACTAAAGTAGTTAAAGGCAAGAAAAAAAGATTAAAAGTAGAATCAGATTGGCGTACCTATTGGTCATCCTCGGACGAGGTTAAAAAAGACGTACAGGAAATAGGTCAAGAAAATTTCACCAGAGAAATATTACATGTCTGCCCTAATAAGGGATCTTGTAATTATTTAGAAGCCAAAGAACAAATGCTGCGAGAAGTACTTGAAACTAATCTATATTATAATAGTCAGATTCAATGCAGAGTACATAGAACACATTTAAAGTTAGGGTAGTTCATGAAAATAGAAGGTAGAGTAGCAATATCAGGAAGATTTAGTACAAAACCTCCGACAGCGGCGGCAATTGTTACTGGTCAACAAGCTTACGTAACCCCCGGTATATATTATTGGACAGTACCAGACAACGTAACAAGTGTTTCGGTAGTTTGTATTGGCGCAGGCGGAAGCGGCAAATCTGGTTCAGTAGGTAATGATAGTGGAAGCAAAGATGGTGATGCAGGGGTAGGAGGAGGCGGTGGCGGATTAGGATACGTTAATGATATTCCAGTTGTGCCCGGCACAACACATATGATTATAGTTGGAGCCGGAGGAACAGGTTCCATAACGCAAGGCGGAGGCAGCGCAGGCCAATCTAGTTATTTTAAATCCAATGCAGGTGCAAATATTATTATTGCATATGGTGGAGGATTTAATTCGAACAATACCGAAGCGACAGGCGGATTGCTAGGTGGCGCCGGAGGAACATATTTTGTAAGTAACGTATATGGTACGTATGGCGGAGGCAACGGCGGCAATGGTGGATTTGCTGAAAACAATTTTGCAGGAACGGGTGGCGGTGGTGCTGGTGGTTATTCTGGCAACGGCGGCAATGGTGGTTATGTAAGTGGCACGTATAATGGAACTAATGGTTCCGGTGGCGGTGGAGGTGGCGGTGCTGGTTTTGAAGGCGGAGATGGTTCAGGTGGTAGTGGCGGCGCCGGCGGCGGTACTGGAATTTTAGGAGAAGGTTCCAGTGGTATAGGCGGGACATATATGACTTCAAACGCACCTGTAGGTGGAGGAACTGGCGGGTCAGGAGCTCCAGCAGGAGGCGGAGGTGTGTATTCTGGTGCAGGGGTGAGTCAAGGCGGTACAGGTGGTTCGTATGGCGGCGGTGGAGGTGGTGCTAACAACTTTGATAATGTATTCTTTGGCGGAAATTATGGTAGATCAGGTGATGGAGCGGGAGGTGCCGTAAGAATTATTTGGCCAGGAAATACTAGAGCATTCCCAACAACCAGCACAACAGATCTATAATAGGTAAGATATGCAGATAACAGGCCCAGGTTTTATTTTCGAAGGTGCAGGTATAAATGTGTCTCCTGTTCCTCCAGATTTAGGGGTTATAAGTGGAGATGCAAATGTATCAATAGGTACACAAGTTGCCTGGACATCTAATACTTATTTTTATACAACAAACTCAAGTACAGTTAGAGGATCAGATTTTGTATATGATACCAATAATATGGTATGGCAAGTATTTTATGCACATAAGCAAATACGTCTTTTTACCGGAGCAAATCGTTGGGGACCTATTCCACGTAGTAGCGGAAGTAATACTATAGCGTTATATCAAGCCTCATCTACAGCAACTAATACCAAATCATCTTTTAATTCCAATGTAGATGTTGCATTATCTGCTGCTATTTCTGCTAGTTATAGTGCGAATACTTTATATCAAGCAGCAACACAGACTGCAGTAACTATTCCAGCAAAAAGATATTTTTTACTTGGAATAACAGGTGGCCCTTTTTATAGAAGTTTCTTAAGGACTGCGAATAACATAACTGCAGTTTTTGGGGGTGAAGCAGTAGTTACCGCCCTTAATGAGGTGTATGTTGGCCCTTGGCCCTCAGGGCCTGGTCGAGGCATTCCTACTCTTTTAGGAGGCAATACCGCGTCTTATGTTAGATATACAAGTAACATATATTATTCTGCGTTTAAATTTGAAATCGTATGACGAATGATAGAATATTTACTTACATATTACTTTTAACTGCTCTAGGTATATCTGCAGTTGCAGGATACTTTTCAATCATAGGTCTTACACTAATATTCTCCGCTGCATTTTGGCCTATAGTTACTATGGGAGCAGTATTAGAGTTAGGGAAGTTAGTTACAGCATCCTTCATATATAGAATGTGGGATAAAGTAAATTGGTTGCTAAGAACATATTTTGTACTTAGTGTTATTATTCTTTCAGCAATTACTTCCTTAGGCATATTTGGATATCTATCAAAAGCGCATATTGAGAATTCTGCAAAATTGGCACCATTAGTTGAAAAGGAAATGATATATGATGAGAAGATCAAAACGCTTAAAGAAACCATCGAGGCTAATCGCAAAAGTCTCTTACAGTTGGATGCGGCAGTTGACCAAATCATGGTACGCTCGTCGGACGAAAGGGGGGCTGAAAGGTCGAACCAAATCCGCAAAGCCCAACAGAAAGAGCGCACACGAGCGTCTGATGAGATTATTAGGTCGCAAAAAGAAATACAGAGTCTTACGGAAGAGAAGTCCCCTATCTCCTTGGAGATCAAAAAGGCTGCTTCAGAGTTGGGGCCTATAAAGTATGTTGCAGAATTATTCTATGGTCAAAATGATACTGAGACTATAGATAAAGCAGTGAGAATGGTTATAGTAATCCTTGTATTTGTGTTTGACCCCTTAGCTATTCTACTTGTAATAGGGGCAAATATGTTATTACGTCAGAGACCAAAGGTTAAGAAATCCAAGTATTCCATTGAAATCGACAAGAGTTCGGTGCTTTCTCTGAAGAACACAGATTTAAAGTAATATAAATATAAGGGATACTAATTAGGGAAGAAAATGGCTCTAACTAAAATAAAAGCATCAAGTATAGATTCCATACCAGTTGTCGTAATGGACGATATTTCCTTTCAGTTTGATGGAGATAAAACTGTATTTGGCTTAACGTTGGATTATGCAAACATCTATACCAAAATGGGATACACTATTGTTGATTCAAAAGATTTGGATGTGTCTATAAATTTTTATCCTATTTCACCATACGTAAGACAAGCAACTTACCCTTGGATAACAACTTTTGATTCATACAAAGGATTTAGGGTTTCTGGAGATAATATTCTTTTTTATCAAGCACCGCCTTCAGGAAGCCATTGTTCGATTATATTTAGAAACAGAAGCCAAACAGCACAACAAAGGCGATACCCCTTTCACCCGGGTACCATAGCTCTAGGAGATTAAAAACAAATGGCAAAGCATGTAATTTTAGAACAGTATACGTTTGATCCTGCGACAAGGACTGTTACTATTAGAGGTAAAAATATTCGCAGAGAACAGTTACTATTAATTACAAATGTAACTAGAAATACAGTAATTTTTAATTTTAGTGATCCTAACTTAGGTGCCGCGTCGTATACGAATAGTATAACATTGGGTGGTATCAATGCTGGTCTAGAAAATACAATAATTGTATTGTCATATAATACATCTTCAATGGCAAGTACAGATAAGTTATCTATCTTAACTGAAGAAACTTATCAAGAAATAACTCCAAGTGAAACTTTATTGGACCCTGTTGGGAAAATGAGAGTTTCCGAACCACAGTCGTTAATTGATACAGACTTTGAATACGGAATTCAGCCGACTAAATGGGAAACTTTAACATTATTAAATTTTAGACCTTCTGCTTACTATAATTCTGAAGGAACTATAACGTTTTCTAACATAACAGGTTCTTTCCAAGGAAATAATCAAGTTATAGTTAATCTTGCTAATACTCAACTTAACGGTATAGACTTATTTGTAGGTCAGCCAATATTTGTTCAAGGTTCAAGAGATCAAGCAAACGTAGATGGTTGGTTCACGATCCATTCAATTGTTCCAAATTCTTCATTCACATATAAGACAATAGGCAGACCTGTTTGGGATGCAAATGATCCTAATAAGACTTATGTTTTTGCAGGACAATATTATTCTAATGCAGGGATTAGCTTAAACAATGTTAGCGTTTCATCCAACGTTATTTTTATCTCAACAACTAATGCGCATGGTTTACGACCAGGCAATGGAATTTGGTTGCAAAATATAACCGGTTCGGGAACAATTCCTCAAGAACTTAATGGATCTTGGGTAGTATCAGCTACTCCGACATCTAATACTTTACTAGCAAATGCTTATAATTTTTCCGGGGCAGGTCCATTAGTTGCCACAAATGCCCCATTCGCATCTAATATTCTATACATGAGACCCTTTAGTACTGTCGTACATAGACCATTCGACGGTGGCGTGTCTATGAGTACATCAACGTCTTCCCAAGGTTATCAGACAATTAGACAAACACGTAGATATTTTAGATACCAGTCGGGTAAGGGAATACAATTTAGTACAGGTAGTATTATGAAACCTGCATTAACCGTAGAAAGTATGACATCCTTCGGCTCGAATGTTACTGTATATTCTAAATATCCGCACAACATTAATGTAGGTTGTAATGTTATCGTATATGGCGCAGTTGATGCAGGGTACGACGGAGCATATCCAGTAACGTCTGTTGCAAATACTACAGTATTTACATATCAATCAGGAAGTGCACCAACCGTAACTAGGGCAACAGGTTATCCTATTAATGTACATGCTAATAATTGGTACGGATCTAAAAATCGCCTTGGTATGTTTGACGACCAAAACGGATTCTTCTTTGAGTTTGACGGTCAGCAATTATATGTTGTAAAACGTTCAAGTACACAACAAATGCCAGGCGTAGTTACAGTAAATGCGCAAAGTCCAGTGGTGACCGGAATCGGTACAAGATTTTCAGAAAATTTAATTCCTGGAGATTTTGTTAGTATTAGAGGAATGACATATTTAGTCGAATCTATACTTGGCGATACGCAAATGGTCGTTAACCCAGAATATCGAGGTGTTAATGCTTTTAATTGCACCATAAGTAAAATTGTAGATATAAGAATACCGCAATCGCAATGGAACATTGATAGAATGGATGGTACCGGAGCTAGTGGTATGACCTTAGATTTAACCAAGATGCAGATGTTTTATATAGATTATTCTTGGTACGGTGCTGGAGCTATTAGATTTGGCTTTAAGAATAACCGAGGCGAAGTTGTTTATTGTCATAGAATTATAAACAATAATCAAAATACCGAAGCATATATGCGTTCAGGTAACATGGCAGCTAGATATGAGACCAGCACTCGTGTACCATATTCAGTTTTAGCTGCAAGTTTATCTAGCGCAGCATCGACCGGCGCAACTCTAACTCTTCGTGATGCAACAGACTTTCCGAATGTAGGTGTTATTGTTGTGACAGGATCAGGTAATCAAGGATCGCCTATTGAGTATATTTCATATAGTGCAAAATCTGCGAACACTTTAACAATTAATCAAAGAGCAGTATTTGGTGGAGTTGCTTCAGCAAATACATTTAATGTTACAAGTACTTCACCGGTTTCAGTAGAACTTTCTTCTCCGCAAAATGCTAGTTCATTAAATCATTGGGGATCTTCAGTTATAATGGATGGTAAATATGATGATGATAAATCTTTGATATTTAATATTGGTCAAAATAATACTTTGATTAATTTAGCAGCAAACAGAAGAGCGCCTATTATAAGTTTACGTATTTCTCCCTCAGTAGATAGTGGTTTAACTGGCATATTGGGAACCAGAGAACTTATTAACAGAATGCAGTTAGTTCTACGACAAATGGATGCTGTTACAACTGGTCCATATCGTGTAGAAGTTATTCTAAATGGTAGACCGTCTGATGGAGCTTGGGCACCTGTAGGTGGTTCTAGTTTAGCACAGTACGCATTCCATGCAACAGGTGCAACTATTATAGGTGGAGAAAATATTTTCTCATTCTTCACTCAATCATCTGGACAGACTCAGCAAGATATGCAGTTGGTTCGAGATTTAGGTACAAGTATTTTAGGTGGCGGTAACTCGTTTTTTGCAAATACAGTAACAGGAAGATTCCCAGACGGACCAGACATGATCACAGTTTGTGCTACTCCGTTCTTCGGCAATACTTCTATTAATTCTCGTATCAGCTGGACTGAAGCACAGGCATAACAATGGCACATTTTGTTTCTAGAACCCAACCCCCTAACGGGGCGTTGGGGGATGAATGGTTTAACCCAGCAAACAACAAGATATATAAGTTAGTAGTATATAACGGAGTATCTGTTGGATGGCAGGAACAATTGACTGCAAATAGTGTAGCTACTGTTTTTGCTACTAATACTTTTAACTATGATCCTTCCATAGATCCGTTTTTATTATCTGGAATGTAACAAGGAAATTTAATGCCTACAAGATATAAGATTTTTGGTCAACAGTCGCCCGGACCCAACACGTTAAGTAGATTATATACTGTCCCTTTGGCACAGAGTGCAGTTGTTTCTACAGTAACTGCATGTAACTATAATGTAACTAATACCACTTTTAGAATAGCGCTTGTTCCTAGTGGAAGTCCTTTATTTCCTAATGCATATATAGCATATGACACAGCATTACCTGCGCAAGATAGCATTGCACTTTCCTTAGGCATTACAATGGGAGCAAATGATTCTATTCAAGTATTTGCTTTTTCGGGTAATGTTGCCTTTAATGCATTTGGTGCAGAGCAATTCAACTAATTGAAATGAAAAATGAGCACAAGAAGATTTTCGACAAGAAATCACGCAGGTGAAGGTAAGCGTGCAAATTCACGTAACAATCGCTCAGATATATCTGCTCTAGGGTTCTCCGGTCCTCCAGCAATAGATTATTATCTGGTTGGAGGTGGTGGCGCAGGCAACGAAGGTGGCGGTGGTGCCGGCGGCGTCTCTTCAGGAACTATTCAAATAGGAAGCGGTGCATCTCCCAACGTAAAAGTAAATGTCTCAGTAGGTGCAGGCGGAACTGCCGGTAGTAGAGGTAGCAATACTACAGTTTCAACTCCTGTTTTTACGGGGTATGGAGTAGGCGGAGGAGGAGAGCAATCACCTGGTGGATCAGGAGGCGGCGCAAGACGAGACGTACCAAATAATGAAGGCAGAGGTTTAGGATTTCCCGGACAAGGTAATCAGGGCGGAGACGGTTCGGGTAATGAACATGCTGGCGCAGCAGGAGGCGGTGGATTTTCCCAAGCAGGAAATAGAGGTGCTTCAGGCGGCGGTGGTCCAGGAGGAGAACGAGGCGGCAAAGGCGGTAACGGTACAACCAATAATTGGATAGGACCAACTATAGCTTATGCCGGAGGCGGTGGCGGCTCTTCTCAAAATGATATTTACGCACCACCTAGCGAAGGTGGTGGAGGCGGTGGCGGAGGACCTGGCAGAAATGGTGCAACCACTTTTGGCTTTGCGGGAAATGTAAACACCGGAGGCGGTGGCGGTGGAGCACAAAGTGGTCCAGGCGGTAATGGCGGATCTGGTACTGCGATCCTAAGATATCCTACAGCATATACAGCGGTTGCTATTACTGGAAATGTGGAAACGTTCAATAATGTGAGTGGTTATACTGTATATAAATTTAACGGTCCAGGTATTCTAAGTTTTACTCCTCTTAGAAATTATGTTGATCATTCGGATTAAGAATAGTTATGAGTATTACAAATTTCAATAGTAGAAAAATTAGTAGAACTAGATTCAATGATAGAAATCTACCTAACATCTTTTCTAAATTAGATACCTCACGACCAGTATTCATAGAATATGCTTTAGTAGGTGGTGGCGCAGGTGGGGGACAAGGGGGCGGTGGTGCTGGCGGTGTAGCCAGAGGAACTCTAATATTAACTACTGGTTCTAATTCTACAGTATCAATATCTATTGGCGGTGGTGGCGGAGTAGGTAATACTCCTACTGCATCGGGTCAAGCAGGTATTCACGCTGGTTCTAATGGCAGTCCAAGTTCAATAACTACCCCTGCAGGTAATGTGGGATTAACCTCATTGAGTATTATTGCTGCAGGCGGTGGTTCGGGTGGCGGTGCGCCAGGTGGAGGCAATCAAGGTATGGGATGGCCTGGTGGTTCAGGTGGAGGTCATGGGCGGGATGCTAGTAATAGTATATTTTCCGCTAATCTATATGGTTTAACCCCTAATATACTACAAGGAAGTCCGGGCGGGTTTCAATCAACCGCAGGTATTTTTGGTGGGAGCCCAGGTGCTGCTACAAATCAATTAGGTGGAGCTGCAGGTGGCGGAGGTTATTCACAAGCAGGAAGCCCAGGTCAAGCTGGAGGCGGAGATAACACGCAAGAAATTGGCGGTTATGGTGGTAATGGTTTAATTATAAATTGGAGATGGGCAAACGAAGCATTCGCTGGAGGTGGAGGCGGTGCATCTCAATCTGAAAACGGCGCAGGTGTAACTACTAACACTCCAGGTAATCCTACTAGAGGCGGTGCATTTATGGGAGGTGTAGGTGGCATAGGTGGGGGCGGATGGGGAGGTGGACCAAAAGGTGCAAATGTTCTATATGGTGCATCTATTGCAGGTACAGGTGGTGGCGGCGGAGGAGCAACATCTCCAGGAATGAGCACTGCGGGATCTGGCGGTAGATGTATGATTCGCTATCCGGTGATATATGGTAATGCATATTCAACTGCAGGGTCTCCGAATATTATGTTAAGTCCAGATGGGAATCTTTCAAATAATCAAGGGTATTGGGTATTTACATGGACAGGACCCGGATCAATAACTTTTCCAGGTGGTCCTGCGGGCAATCAAGGCATTTCTGATAACGACGTAAGAGCTTATCTTTCTGGGGCTTTCCCGCCCGCAGGAGGAATTTAACTTATGAGAGGATAAAATGGGGCATTTTGCAAAAGTAATAAACGGCATAGTTGATACTGTCATAGTTGCTGATCAAGAAGATATTGATAGTGGCAGACACGGCGATATATCTCAGTGGATTCAAACAAGTTATAATACCAGAGGTGGAGTACATTATATCTCAGGTACAAATCAACCATCTGATAATCAAGCAAAAGCTTTAAGGAAAAATTATGCAGGTCCTGGGATGACGTACGATGCACAAAGAGACGCATTCATACCAGTAAAACCATATCCAAGTTGGATATTAAATGAACAATCTTGTACCTGGGATCCCCCGGTACAGCTACCCGCAAATGATGGTCAACCGCACCCGCAAGGTGGTGCAATTGGCTATAATTGGGACGAGGAGAATCAACAATGGGTACTAAACTGCCTACCACTAGAATAATCAAATTTGAAAGCCTCGGACAAACCGGGGCTTGACATCTTTCAAAACATACTATATAATTAGGCATGCGATAAGAAGGTAACCTTATCCTCTACGTAAATTCGTAGACTTCTTAAAAGGTAAAATCATGAAAAAATTAATACTGATAGGTACTCTTTGCCTTTCTAGTTTGGCAATGGCCGAAGTGAGAGTTCAAAATACAAATAAGATGCCGGGGGTAAATACGCCTGTTGCAAAAGTTATAGAATCAGTTCCAGTATACCAAGATGAAAAGGTATCAAATAAGGATTGTACTCAGAATAATAACGAAGGAATAGGGGCTCTTTTAGGAGCTGTTATAGGTGGAGCAATTGGAGCACAACATAACGCCGTTTATGCAATTACAGGAACAATAATTGGCGCAGGAATTGGTTCTGATATAGCTAGTCCATCCAAGGGAGCAAGGCAAGCATGTGCATCCCAAAATAGATCATATTCAAAAATAATTGGATATGATGTAAAATATGTATATGATAATTTAATATACATACAAAGACTTGATTATGATCCGGGTGTTGGTTCTTTCTTAAAGACATCGATAGCCGTTACAAGGTGAGCGTGTTCAACAACTAGGAGGAATAGATGAAAATAAGCATAACTGCTTTATTCAAAGCTATTAGCCTTACGCTTTTATTATGCATGTACACAGATGTGCCAAGTATTAGCGCCAAAACTTTAGAAATTAACGTAATAGATATACAGACACAATACGAAAGAGCAAAACAGAAACATATAAGTTTAACAAAACAAGAAAATTGTTTAACTAAAAACATATACTACGAAGCAGGCTCAGAACCCTTCGAAGGTAAAATTGCTGTTGCTCAAGTTACAATGAACAGAGTAGAATCTGGAAGATTTCCTAGTTCGATATGTGGCGTAGTATATCAAAAAGATAAAATTGAAGAAAAGACAATTTGTCAATTCAGTTGGTTTTGTGAAGATTATGCAAATAAGCCTGTAAATAGAGAACGATGGGCAGAGAGTAAAGAAGCAGCTAGAAAAGTATTATTTAATAATGTACGTCTAGCTAAATTAGAAGGTGCTTTATACTTTCATAATGATCAGGTAAACCCCAAATGGGGCAAACGAAAAGTAGCAAAAATAGGCAGACACATATTTTATGCAGAAAAACGAAAATAATTTGCCAAGATATACCGCTAATGTATCAGAGATTCTTGAGGATGGATCAGCAGTATTAGATCTTCCTCAAGAACTTCTAGACGAAACTGGGTGGGAAGAAGGCACCGAACTAATTGTTGAGGAGAAAGATGGAACAATTATTCTCTATAGAAAAGATAACAACAAAACAGGGAGCACATCTGATACAGTATTACCCCTTTAGCAGAGACGGGGTAGCGTGGAGATGTATTAGTTGTGGCGATATTTGGCTCAAGCAAACAAGTGCAAATACTCACATATGTGACGGGCGGTTATTAGATATATAATATTAACAACTTAATAATTATTAAAGTGTTAATTCAAAAAGTGCTTGACAACTGTACCATTTTGTGCTATAATAGTGGTATGATGAGAAAAAAGAGATCTGATCGTAGACATATCGTATATAGTATCACCAACACAGTAACGGGTGACTTCTATATAGGTATTACTCAGGGCTTTCGTCAGAAAGACCTTAAAATCCGTATACAAAAACATATTAGAAGAGCATTGACCGAAGATAAAAATTGGTCATTGTGCAAAGCCATTCGTAAGTTTGGCCCTGAGCAATTCTATGCACAAATTTTAGAAGTTGTACGAGGTAAACCTGTAGCACATAAACTTGAACGTGAATTTATTAATCAATATTCACCAAAACTTAATAGTCAATAAGGATATATTATGAAACTCGTTATTCAAACACAAGTATATGAAAACTATGGCGCACACACTTGGGATGGCAAAGGTGAATGCCCTCAGTATTGGAAAGCTAAAGGCGGAGATGACTATTGGTATGATTTAGGCGAATATAGTCGTAGTGGGCAATCTATTCGTAGTCTAATAGATTTTTTCCGTCCTCGTGTAGAGTCAAATGATAATTACTTTCGTGAACACATCGTGTATTTTAGTATTGAGAAGGACAGCTATCTTACTCCTTACGAGCAAGATCAACTTGATTATGATGGTCAGATTCAGTTTCCAGCTAAGCAATTATTTATTCGAGAAGAGGTAGCAGCATGAGTGCACAAGAAGATAAGGATAAGCGAAGCAAACGCTTGCTAAAAGATCAAAATGCAATCAATAAGCAAGTACGTATTGCAAAAGATTACCATATGCATAAGAATGGTAAATGGAAGTATATTGAACAACCACATCGAAACCATAAGACACATATTTTGAATTGTGGTGATCCTAAATGCACAATGTGTATGAATCCTAGAAAAGCGTTTGGCGAAAAGACAATGCAGGAATTGAAATTTGAGCAAGATGTAGAAACTATACGCGATAAACGCAGCAATGGAACCCCTATGGAGAATCTATGAGTGACCGATTTGATTTGGAGCAGCAAATATTGGATTGTTGGAGAGTGACAGACGACATTAACATACTTTATGATAGGCAGGAATATATGTCCAAAGATGAACAAATGAATTACTTACTTGGTTTGAATTCTTTATATAAGCAGAAGTTTGATATACTCTGGTCTACTTTTGAACAACTTGTTCATGACAAGAAGCTCACATGAATATATAATTAGCATATAAACACTAATACGGAGATGTGAATGATGCGAGAGTTTTCCTTTTATTTAGATGCATGGAAATTTTGTTATCTAAACAAAATACCATTAGACCGCATTCAAAAGCGTTCATGGGGCGTTTGGATAGTTGAGTATGGTAACAAGAAGGTGGTGGAAGCTGCGCCAGCAGTTGCATGAGACCGCTGACTCCCCTAGAGTTAATAATCGTTTGTATATTAGCATTTGCCATTGTGATATTCCTTACTGTTGGATTCCCTAGGCAAAATGCTAAGCACCCGTGCGAAATTATAGAACTAAACGGGTCGGCTGACTATAAAGAAGGTTGCAAAAATTTAAAGGAATGGTATGAAAAGAGCTCCTGAGGATAAACCTAATACAGGCATAACTATAGATTATGAAACTGCTGATAGAATAACTATTGGCAATCTACGGAATCTTTCAGAAATGCTTAAAGATGAAAATATGAGTGGGAGATATTTAAATATTGATAAGGACTATAACGACACTATTATCAATTCTATTAACAATATTTTAGATTATATGGGAGCAGCAGATGAATATTAAAATGCTTTTACTAATTAGTATAGTATGTTTTATCACAGCATGTAATACTACAGCTGGGCTAGTAACAGGTGCAGGCAAAGATCTACAAAGCTTAGGTGGTTGGATTTCTACAAAATAACGAGGATATATTATGATTACGAAACAGTATTTTACAAGCAAAGATGAATATATTGCAGTATTACAGACAGAGGCAGAAACTCTACGTCGCTATTACTATAACCCTAGTACTGAAGGCACTGGTCATTTTAATACTGCAATATCTGTATTAGAACAACGTATTCAAGAATTGCAAGATGAAAGAGCCTGAACTAAAGAAGTTCATATGTAAAGTGTGTAAAACACAATACTTTGATACTAAACTTTATTTCTTTGGTAATAAATCTGAAAAATGTCTTTGGTGTACTAAATATCCTAAAAAGATAAAAAAATGAAATTGAAAAATGCTATATTGGCATCTTTATTATGTTCTATTATTCCTGCTCATGCGGAATGGTATAAAACTTCAGCAGATGAATACTTCGGTCCCGAAGTATCAGAAAAGACTGCTTGTCGCAATGCTGAGAACACAGCATTAAGCGGAGCTATTCAAAGAGCAACAGGTCAAACTATTACTGCATCACAATTTCAGATATGCAACGACACTAATAAGTATAAGACTGCAAATAAAGATATATGTCAATTGTTGACTTCAACATCTGCAACCACAGAAGGAATAGTTGTTGCAATCAGAGATAAATCTCAAGAAGTTATACAATTAACTAATCAAAGAATATGCAGAGTGTCTCTTGAAGCAGATATTAAAAGAGATGCTGGTCAAATAGATACAAGCTTTGACCCCGAGATTCGATTAGAAAAGACAATGCTCAAAGATGGTGAAACAGTTAGAGTTATTGTAAGACCAAACGTTCCATTGTATATAACTTTATTTGTATACTCACCGTATCTTCAAGAATTCGAACAGGTTCAAAGAATATATCCAAACAACTTTGAACCTAGTAAAAGAATTAAACACTATACAGAATTCCCATCAAGAGATTCTGCCTACTCGTTTAATGCATATTTTCCTTCGTCGTATGACGATACCGAGCAAGTAGGGGAAATATTAATTGCTGTAGCAACAAAGACAGAAATTCCTTTTAGAACACGTTTTAACTTTGCGGAATTTAATTCCCGTTTGCAAGAGATTCCAAAGAGTGATCGAAGGATAGTTAAAATACCTTATTTCATTGCATCATCTAAATCTGAGAAGTTTCGTTAATTATGAAAGATATCAAAATGAGAAATCTAACTATAATCGCAGCCATGCTAGCAATGGTAGGATGTAGTACCCCTAGCCCAGGTTCACGTGAAGCAATTCATAAAGAAATGGTTAAGTCTGTAGACAATATGCCTAGTTGGTATACTAAACCACCAAAGGATCCTGAAGCCCTTTATGATCGTGCATCAGCTAGATCTCGAGATATGCAAATGGCAATTAATAAAGCCCTTATGCTAGCAAGAGCACAGATGGCAGTAACAATTGACGGTGAGATTAATTCTACAATGAAATTATTCATGGATGAGATAGGGCCCTCGCGTTCTGCAGATGTTTCTAATCAGGCATCCGTAACTACATATCAAGATGCGTTGTTAGTTAAGCTATCTGGTCTTCAGCAAGAGGATGCTAAGATTCTAGTAGAAGGCGATCAATATGTTGCATATGTATTGATTAAATATCCAATAGGTGAAATGAATAAAATGCTGATGGATCGAGTCCATCAGAACAATGCATTGGCAGCTAAATTGCGAGCAAGTGCATCATTTAAAGAACTAGAAAGAAAAGTTGAAGAGGCACGTAAACGTGAGATGAAAAATGATTAAATTTATATTGCTTATTTTACTCGTTTTAATGTTACCCATTATTGCAATTAAACGAGGCGAGCTAAATGAGTCACAAAAGAACTTTGATAACTGCTTAACATATTTTGACCGCATGCCTTTGCACGAAATCAAACCGTTATGTCGAGATATATTAGATGGTGTTAAGAAAACTGATCCGTTTGAGGATCCGGAGCTACATAGATGAGTGTATGGCGAAAACGACAGATTACTGATTATGATATGATTAAACTATTTGAGCAAGAGTACACTGGCGATCAGATTGAAAGAATCACTATGGATTTGCAGCAAGCATTTGATCCATTGTATAATGCAGCAATGGTTGCTATTCCCGCAAATGAAGATAACTCAATGATGGGTAAGTTTAAAGTTAGAGTCGAATGGATTGATGCATGATATTCATTAGTATAATATTTTGTATATTGTTCTGGCATTGGTCAATGATAGCATTCGAAGAGGGTAGTATGGGGTGGGGATATTGGCACCTATTCTGGTCTGCTTTAAATGCCGCTTTTGTCCTTGGGCGTATCTTTTAATTCCGTAAAACTATAAATATTATTATTTACGGGATTTAGCATGAAAACCTTACGAAAGCTTAGAGAAGGTCTTAAAGTAGTAGCAGTTGACACTTTAGGTAAAACTATTCCCAAGAGCAAGATCAATAGCCTGCAGGGTGCCATAATGAAACGAGATATTCAGGGCACTAGACAGGACGAGTCCACCATGGGTGTTGGTGAGATTGACGCTGGTCTATATACTAAAAAGAATACATATCCAAAGACCAAAACAAAGTCTGCTGCTGTAGGGGAGACCTCTAATCCCGCATTTCACAATCCCTTTAGTTCGACTAAATCCTCATCTACTGTAGATAAAATACAAAAAGCTAAGACTAGAAAAATCAATCAACCTGGTCAAGGTGTGTATAAGAAACAGACTCCATCTACACGAAAACGTGTTGTCAATAATTATATGAAAATGCTTAAGGATATTGGTGAGCAAACAGAATATACTGTTAAGCACGGAGATACTGAACAAACAGTTAATGACTACGATCACGCTATAAACAAAGCTCGAAGCATTTTAGCATACGGTAAAGCAAAAGAAGTTTATATTCATACCAATGGTAATCCTACGCATAAATGGCAACTTGGCAAGCATATCGAAAAGATAAAAGAAGAAGTTGATCTTGATGAGGCAGTTGAAGTTCAGTCACATCATTATGAATTTAGCCATGGCAAGCGCCCGGCAGGGGAAGGTATGTGGATGTTTACTCCGCATAAAAATATTGATTTTTCTAAGCATAAAGAGGGTGAGCACTATATCAGCGTGCATGGCAAATATGGTGAGGCTAAAAAGAAAGCACAGCAATGGGCTAAATCAAAAGGTCATCGTATCATTAAAATAGCTGAAGAAGTTGAACTAGATGAAGCTAAGCGTCCAGATAGACCACTACCTAAAACCAACTTACGTGTTGGAGATAAAGTCGTAGCTGATACAAGTAAAGAAGATTATCCTGGCGGACACAAACAACGTGTAGGTGTAGTCACACGAGTTGGCGAAAAGGGTGTTCATATTAAAACAGATGATAGCAACGAACCAGAATGGCATCCGCATAAAATTGTAAAAAAGCAGATGAATGAATTAGATGAAGCAGGTCGCTGTTGGACAGGATATAAACCTAAACCAGGTAAGAAAGCATATTCACCAGGTTCCTGCGTAAAAGAAGAAGAAGTTTTTGATCAATTAGATGAAAGAGGTTTAGATGTAGGTCATCAAAAGAGACAAATGTCTAAACACTTTGATAGATATATTCAAGCTGTGCGTGCAGGCAAATTTAATCAAGCAAGAATGCACTACAAGAAATATAATGAGCATAAACAAACACTGCAGAAAACAGGCCATACAACTTAATAATGTATACAGATGATCAAAAGAAAGCAATTGAAGATTGTATTAACGATTTAATAATTGCTAAGAAACTTATACCCGTAAAGAACAAGACCGACTTCCATAAAAAAGTCGGTTTTCAGTTTGCTATCGAATATCTTAAAGCAAAATTAGCAAAACAATAATAAAATAATGCTTGACTTCTTGTCCATTTTATGCTATAATAAGATATAATGAAGATAAGGAGAAACAATGAGTCGCAAAACCAAAGAGCAAATTAAGCAAATGACAGCAGAAGAACTGCACGTCGAAATGGAAATGGTCTACGAATCTATGCAGCATTGGAAAAGGTTAGGTGATAGCGGTGACTTTGGTCGAGCATTGCAAGATGCAGGTTATTATGAGTTACGTGATCAATTAGAGAAACTTACGGAGGCTAGTTAATATGGGCTGGAAACTTAATGCTTTTCTAAATAAGAACTTTCCGAGAGTTCTTAGTGTATTGCAAAATTACACCATTCTAGAATGGGTAATTACATTTGGAATTATGTATATACTATTCATTGTTCTGTTAGGTATATCATTTTATTCTAAGTGATGAAAGTATTTCCAATCTTTAGCGTAGGACTCGGCGTAGCAAATATGTCCGAATATCTACCTTTGGCTAGAAAAATATTTGCCGAAAATAGACACACCTTAGTAGATGGTGATAGAACAGTTACTAATTTTGTAAAACAAAATGCAAATAAGCATGTTGTAAAAGATAACTATACTAATCCTGAAGATGTAGATAAACTAAAATTAGCTATACTTAGATGGGGTACAGAGTATCTTAAGAAAGTAGGATTTCATATGGATTTCTATTCATATGAAGTTAGAAACTTATGGTTAAACGAGTATGCTAACCCCGATGCTAGGCAATTTGTTCATAATCACTATGGTTATATGATTAGTGGAACGTATTATGTAGATACACCTGAGGGGTCAGCACCTATAATATTTACTAATCCAATGTATCAGTTTAATGCCGCATTTCCTGCAGATGAAATTAGAGAACATGATGTTTTTAATTCTGACTTTTGGAGAGTAGTTCCAATTGAGGGTGAAGTCGTATTTTGGAATTCAAATCTATTACATGAAGTGCCTGAGGGAACTAACAAAGAGCCAAGACGATCTATTTCGTTTGATATAACGGTAGACAAGTATGTAGGGAGCGCTTACTCTAGTCATAAATAGTCCTATAGTCTTAGGAGCTAATTATGGCATATTTTTATACTTATAAAATTCTTGGTCAAGTAAATACTGCGAACGTAGCAAACAGTTTGATTTCATTATATACTTGCCCCCCAGACGCAACTGCAACGATATCTGGTCTTAATATTTGTAATAGATCATCTACAATGAATAGTTGGTTTTCTGCAGCGGTTATCCCGCCGATGGGAACTAATGCTCAAGTATCACCGTTAACTGCATTTACCGGAGCATATTTTTTAGCAGCGAATATAGCTATAAACGCCGGTGATAATATTGGTATGGTGTTAGGTGCAACATTAGATGCAAATACTCAGATTGCATGTATGGGTACTAACGATAATCTATCATTTAATCTATATGGTGCTGAAAGAAGATTACTACCAGGTGGAGAATATTCTGATGGCACACCTGTACCTGCACCGCAATTTGGATTTACAGGTCCTTCATGGCTACCACCTGATCCGATTATTCAATGGGGCTCGTCTTCAGATCTTTCAGCATGTAGCGCAGTATTCATTAAAGCACAGACCAATACAAATACAGATGGTATGTATTGGATTACGTTAAACGGTACTCCTACACAAACCTATTGCATTATGGATTCGGCTGCAGATGGTGGCGGTTGGATGTTAGCCATGAAGGCAACTAATTCGGGGTCAACATTCCAGTATGGTGCAAATTATTGGACAACTACTAATACATTAAATCCTTCAGATGTAACTAGAGGCAATGCTGATGCTAAATATGATACATTTAACTATTACGCATCTAAAGACATAATGGCTGTATGGCCAGACATATTAACAACAGGTGGAGGTTTCGGTACATCCCCCTCAACTAATCCATTCGGTTGTTGGACTTGGTTAGAAAATAACTATAACGGTGGCACAACACAAACATTGGTTAATTGGTTTGGTACTACTGCAGGAAATAGAAGATTTATAAGATTAGCAAAATCATCTAACTCTTGGCAGAACGGAATTTTCTCAAGCCAATCAGATATTAACTTCTATGGATTTAATTGGACAGATAATTATAGTGCAAGATGGGGATTTGGCTGGAATGAAAATGGTGGAGGAAGTTGGCCAGGTGGCAATACTGGTTCAGATGATGTAGGCGGTGGTATAGGTTTATCGGGTGGTCAAACTTGGTCAGCGGGTGACTATATTAGTTGTTGTCAAGATTCTACAGGTATTAATCGTCAAGCAAGAGTAGAAGTTTACGTTAGATAATGGAGAATAAAATGGGTGAAGATGGTGATATGATTGTTGAGTCGTATATGGCAAAGAAGGCTTTAGGCATTACAGATAAACCATTAGACATTAAGTATATTGTTGCCGGCAACTTTAAAGAGTATACAGATTTTTTAAATCGAGATATTGAAAACGGCATTTCTTCAAGAGTAATAAAAGGTCAAGGTAGCCCATATCGATATGTGTTCATTGATATAGGTGACGGTGGGATTCTAGCCAAAGCAAAAAAGATGCAGGGATATTTTGTAGGGACTTGGGCGGATAGACCAGATATTGAAGGAATACAAAGAATAATTAAACAAAAGAAAGATATTGAGAAGGATCAAGAGCTTGAGTTAAAAATACGTTTGGAAGAATCAAAATATGGTTAACTATTATTTGACTTTTTGGCAAGGATGCTATATAATAGCATAAAAGTCTGCCAACATCGCAGACCCACCCAGAAAGCAGTTTTAACCAAGGAATACAAGTGTTTGATATATTTTGGACATGGCTAGAAAATAACTGGATTTACATACTTTCAGTAGAAGTTTTCATTATTGGCTTATGCTGGGTTTGGATAGCGCTTAAAATGACAGGGCAAGTATGAACTTTATTATGAAAATTATTGATTGGATCAGAGGTCCTCAGTTGACCTATCCGCCTGTACGAATAGAACCAACACTGAATGATTAACGTGTTATATGGTTTAAGTATAGGCGCAGGCATTGTATATTTGATGACACATCAAATTATATCATTTTTATTAGGCGCAGTTGCGGTAGCACTTGCTTTATTATTGGAGGAATAGTGAACGAGAAAATCAAAATACTGGCTGAGGAAGCAGTTAACGCTGTTCAGTCACGTCCAAATGGTACTTGCGATATGAGCAAATACAATCAAAAGTTTGCAGAATTAATTATCAATAGATGTATTCAGATAGACAAAGATAATCCTGATGCTGCACCGGGTGTTGAGATAGCAAAATATTTTGAAATGAATGAAGATAAGTTAGTATATCATGCATGGCGCAATGCCGAATCTTATCAGGTACCAATGACTGAACAAGGACAGAAACTAGCTGATGCAAGATACTATGCATTTAAGAAAGGTTGGGCGTATGCAGAGTTTTATGCTAAGCATGGGCATATTGATATGAAAGAATACAATGAACGAACGGATTAAATTACTTGCGGATAAAGCAGACATTGGCTGGGATGACAAGTATCAATGGTATGTTGGCAGACCATCGCTTGAAAAGTTTGCTAAGCTTATTATCGAAGATAGTATTAACATTGCAAAAGAAATAAATGTTACTCAGGATAATGCTTGGTATCTTTCTCGTATATTAAAAGATCGGTTTGGTATTGAAGAATGAACGATAAAATTAAAGAGTTTGCTGGTAA